GCTAAATACCCATCAAACTGGCCAGCGCCGGAATAGCTTCCCGTGCCATCGCCAATACGATGGTCGTTTGTATTATTGATCTCGTATTCACCGTTTTGTGCGGGGTAAGTAGCAGTCGTGAATACCGTTACTTGCGTGCCGTTGACGTACAGCTTGACACGGTTTGTGTCAGTAGCTTGAGAAGTATCGACAGCTAGGACGATGTGATACCAGGCGCTGGGATCTCTGAAGACCTGAGTGGTGCTTAGGCGAAACGTATGGCTTCCGGTATACCTCGCAAACGTAAGGCCATCAGTGACGTTATCTCCAAAAGACAGGTAGGTAATAGTTGACCCTGAGCCTGCCGTGAAGAGTTTGTCCTCCCCTCCGAGCGCACTCCTTTTCACCCAAGCGGCAAAGGTAAACGTCTTCCTATTTCCAGCGGTGGATGGAACTCGGGAACAGTAACCACTGTCGCTACTGTTGAAACGAACGCTTCTGCTAATGGAATATCCTCCGGCTGCAGCAGTAGCAAGCAGGAGAGGATTAGCGCTTCCAGGAATCATTAGCTCAGCTCAGGTTGGTGATCAGGGTGGCAGTGATCTTGGTGCTACTTTGCACCGCATACACCAAACAATCAACCGCGTTGGCAGTGGTCGTTAGCGTCGGTGCGGTTCCTCCGGTGAAGTCCCACTGACTGCCGTAAGCCAGTGTCCGGGAGCCGGTGCCATCCTGCGTGATCCAAATGCAGCCCGACTGACCTGCGGTGAGATTAGTCGGGTTTGCAAGGGTCCGATTGCCACCAAGCGTCACGCTGAAGTTATTGGAGTCAGCAAAATCAGGCGTGATCGTGGCGCCGTCGGTTAGGGCAGTAATTTCACCGCGCTGGCCCTTTGTCCAAGTCTGCGCCGTATCCAGTGCCGCATAAGCACTTAGGTCGCTGGTAAGCGCAACTGTGCCAGAAGCATTAGGCAGGCTGATGGTGCGGTCAGCCGTTGGATCGGTGGCGCTCAGCGTGGTTTCAAAAGCATCAGCAGTGGTGCCTTCAAATACCAGGCTGACGTTGGTATCAAGGTTGATGTTGCCAGTTACCGTGCCACCCGCTTTAGGCAGTGCAGCATCAGCAAGGTCATAGGCAGCCTTAACCGCTGTAGAAGTCGCCGCCAGAACGGAACTGGTGGTGCTAGTCGAATCACTGAGTTGAACGACACCGACAACAGAGGTGCTAGCAGAGGCGACACTGATTGCCGGGGTGGTAGTTCCGTTGGCAACGCTGATTGCGCCAGAGCCTGAAACGCTGGTAACAGTTCCAACAAAGTCAGCGCCCCACTCCAAACCAGTCGCGGTTGCACTGTTCGCACGCAATACCTGACCGTTGGTGCCAACGCCAAGCTTGTTGAGCGTGGTGCTAGCCGATGCCGCCAGCAGATCACCCTTGGTGTAAGAGGTGACGCCAGTGCCGCCTCGGCCAACAGCAACAGTGCCGCTTGTCAGGTTTGTGGCGTTAGCCGCCTCAGTCGCAACCTCTTCAATTGCGGTTTGAACGTTGGTGGCAGCAATCGTGCCTGCAGGTGTAAAGCCAACGTTTGCAGCGGTCTGCGCCACATACGTACTGGACACGTCAATTTCAGTCCAGCTGGCGCCATCGCAAAGGATGATGTCAGGCGGTGCCAGTGCAACAGCAGGTGCAGGCGCCACACCCGTACCAGCCTCAGCAACCACCACGTAATAAGAGGTGAGGGTGCTAGATGCAGCAGGCAGCGGATCACCAGCCACCAAGCCGACAGCAGCGCCGACCGTTGTAGTAGTAACAACCTCATTCAGGGTGGCGTCATAGGTGCCGGCAAATACCAGCTCACCCAGCGAAACACCGACCGGCTGCCAGACGTTACCGTCCCAGAGATAGATGTTTTTATCAAGCGGGTTGAAGAACAACTGACCGATAAAGTCAGCCGTTGGCAGTGCCTCACCAATCTGTGCGGTGGAGTAATCCGACAGCTTCGCGCCAGTGATCGCGTCATTAGCAACCAATGCCGTGGCAAAGGTGCCGGTTGTGATCTTGCTGGCGTCAAGGCTTGGTACATCAGATGCACTCAGCGTGGTGCCGGCGCTGACGTGACCCTGCGCGTCAACCGTGACTTTGGTGTAAGTACCAGTTGCAACGCTGTTGGAGTGATTGAGCGTGCCGCTGCTGACGCTTAGACCCGTGCCAGGAACGATGATGCCCTTGGCGACGCTGGTGGCATCGGGGAGATCGCCGGGAACCAATGCGCGGAAACTAGGCGCAGCATCAGAGCCAGTGGTCGGTCCAGCCCAGACGCGGTTGGCGGCTTGAGTGTCAAGCGTTACATCAACGTTGGCGCTGAAGTTATCCGGGTACGAAACCGAAAACGCCAGTGGCGAGGCGTCGCTGACCGTAAGCGTGTTGACCGCTGCCTGACGCTGCCATGCGCTGCCGGTCCAGGTGTACTCAATACCTGTTGCAGTGTTCAGCCACTGCTGACCCGTAAATGCGCCAGAACCGCTCGGGGTGGCATTGCTGACAATGATCGCGCTGTTGTCTGCCAGTTTTGCGGCGGTTACCGCGTCGTCAACGATCTTGGCGGTAGAAACCGCGTTGCTAGCCAGCTTGGCTTCGGTGACTGCTGCGCTTGCGATGGTGGCAGCAAACGATCCCGTGCCAGAGCCGGTAACGTCGCCGGTCAGCGTGATTGTCTGGTCGCCCGTGTTGGTGCCGGAGCTAGTACCACTGAAGGTGCCGCTGAAGGTGCCGGATTGTGTGGCGAGTGTGCCGAGCCCCAGCGTGGCGCGTTGTGCTGCAGCGTCAGCATCGTCAAGTAGTGCCCGTCCCGCTGCGGTGCAGGTAATTTCTTCTACGTCGCCGGATCCTGCGCTGCTGCGACCCAGCAGTTTGTCCGTGGCGGAAACGTCTTGGATCTTGGCGTAGGTGACTGCACCGTTAGCCAGTGCTGCCGTGTCAAGGCTGCTGACCTTGGCAGTCGTTACGGCGCCGTCAAGGATTTTGGCGGTGGTAACTGCGTCGTTGGCAATCGTCGCATTTACGTCGGCATAGGCACCAGCCGCATAAACCTTCAGGATGCCGGTACTGCTGTTGTAGTAGCCGCGACCCTCAAAGTTGTCGCTAACAGGAGCGGTGGTATCAACCGCAATGCTGGAATCAGCCGCAAGCTTGGCTGCAGTGACAGCGCCAGAAGCAAGGGCAGTAGCGCCGATCTTGGTGGTGCTGGACTGATCCAGTTTTGATAGATCAATGCTGCTGGCATCTACAAGGTCGAGACCGGCATCTACCAGATCCTTGACCGTGATCTTTTTGGTCTGACTGGCCGATACGTCGGCAACAGGCAATACGTCGGTGGCCGCCGCAGACGCAGCCGAAAGGGCAGGTAACTGCGTAATGCGTTGGTCGGACAAGGTAAAGCCTCCAGTGCCTGCGGCCGTAAAGTCAGTTTAATCAGTCGTTTCCTGTAGCAGGAAGTTGAGAGACTGTTCCAGTTGGATGCGGTCGTCGTCTTCCTTGAGGATGTAATCGGCAGGGCGTCCCACCAGCAACCGAATCTCGCCTGTGGTTACAAAATCAATCGCGCACTGGATTGTGTCAGTTGTGTTGACCGTGACGCCAGCCCGCGTGACCATCGCGGTTGCTTGATAAAAGATCGTTTCCGTTTCAGGCGTAATTTCCGAGTCGGTCAGATAAAACGCGCATTCAAATTCGCTGCCAATATCAAGACGTTGGATCAACTGCAGCATCACCAAGGGCGTTTCTTTTTCGCCGTTAGTTGTGTAATCAAACAGGCAGTCAATCGTTCCACTGCCGCTGATTAGTCCTGCTGCAAATTGGCTACGGAACTTATCGCTTAGGGTTGTGGCGTCAAGTGCTTCGCGGTCGGTGTTGAGCTGATAGCTGGTTACATTGCCAAGCGTGTTGTAATTAACGTCGCGGATTGTGTAGCTGATCGCAAGCGGGTTGCCGGTAAAGGCATAGGTGCTCAGTTCAGCAGCTCTGTTGTTATTGACCGCATCGGAAAAGGTAGTGAAAAACCGTAGGCCGCCTGCGTTGTTGACGTTGACGTAAGCCGAAATTGAGTGCTCCACCACGCCTGAGGCCCATGCACTGCTGGCAAAACACACCAAGCCGCGTGCGTCGGTGGTCGTAATGTCTACGCGGTCGCCAGTAAGGATATTGTCTAGGGATGTATCAAAACCGATGCGATTGAGGCTGGTGTTTACATCTGCCGGGTCAATGCTGTCAGCAACTTCAATCGGGATGACGCCTGTATTGCGGCGCAGTTTTACGGAACCATGAACGCCTAGGAATACCGTCATTCGATTACGCCTCCGGCAATGAAGTCGCCGTCAACCGTAAATTGAATTGGCACCGAAGTCAGTTCGCCCGTAGAAACCGCCACCTGTGCCGAGGTGATGTAGGCGTAAAACTGGATGTTGTCGTTGGCGTTGGTGCCGACTTTCAGTTCCATCAGCACGCGGTCAGATTCGGCAACCGCGCCAACCTTTTGGATCTTGCCCAGTAATGCCGTGAACTGGCTGTAGGTGGCAGACTCACCAGCCTCAAGCCTGTAGTACACCAGCGTGGCGCTGCCGGTGGCGCTTTTGATGCCAGGGACAAACGTGTTGCTGGTGCTATCGACGGTGTTCGTACTGATCAGTTCAACCGTCGTATCAAGCGACCAATCACGAATCTTGGCGACAGGCTTCCCGTCCACCACCAAGGAACCGGAGCGACCTGTATAGAAGCCCATCAGACCGTGTTATGCGTAGTTTCAGGCTAGCGGATGACAAATAGCCCGTCGCTAAAGTCAGCAATCAAGCTCTGGCCGGAGTTATCACAGGGATGCTCCACAGCCCGGACACTGACTTCGCCTTCCTCATCCATCTGGACTTCAACCACGCGGAAGGTGCGCTTCGCCTTGGCAGGTGTTCCAAGCACAAATAGCCAGCCTTCGTAACCGGCAAGTGAGCTAGCCACGTTGGAGCTGATGCTGGCGGTTGTGGTGATGACGCTTTGACCATCTTTGTAAAGCAACACGCTGTAGCTGCCGTTGGGGATGGTGTCTGCCAGCGGGATGTTTAACGCGCCACCCGATTCAATCTGTCCGCTGTAAATGCCCTGCCATTCCTGTAGGCCGGCATCGACGTAGATGTAGGCGCCAGGGGACAGGGGGCTGTCGGTTGGGAAAGTTTTGAACTCGATGTTGCGGCGGATGTTGCGGCGCTGCTGGCACAACAACTTGGCGTACATGATCGCTTGGCTTCTGTTGGTGACGTATTGCGACAGGTCAAACGTCTGACGGATTGCGGTTGCTTCAGTCACGCCAACAAGACTTACATCCACGCTGGCATTACGCGGGAACACACCGTCGCGTTCGGTGTTGCGATAAATCACCGTGGCAATTAGATCCTGAACACTGCTGCCGTAGTCAATAAATTCTTCCTTGTAGGAATCCTCAAGGATGTTGCCGGCGGTAAACATGGCGCGGATCTGCACCGTGCGGATGATGTTGCCGGCGTTGTCGCAGGGCACTGCAGGAATAAGGGTTTCCTTGCCGCCAATCCGGCCAAGTTCCAGCAGGCTATACGGTGCAATTTCTGCCCAGAATTGACGCCAGGCAGTCGGCTCAGCAATCACACCATCAAAGAACAGATTGTTGCGTTGGCAGAAACGCTTAGCCAGTGCCAGTGCAGGCAGATCAATACCTTCAACCTTGGCGTACTGTCCGATGCCGTCAACGTTGTCAAGAATGGTGTCTAGGAAGATTTCGGGTGCAAAGCTGGAGGCGGTGTCCGGATTTGCGCTGTAAGTCCCGTCGTCATTGAGGCGGCGCACTAGGCGACCTTTGTTGATAAAGACGCTCATGGAGCGCAGATCTTGTACGCCTTGACCGCTGTAGACGTTGAAGCCCAGCATTGTCAGGTTGTTGTACAGCTGCGGGTAATTACTGAACGCCTCGGTTGATTGTTCGGTGACAGCTTTAATTTCTAGTTCTGGACCGTTATCAAAGCTGAAGTTCAACTGCGTGTCTGAGCGCATGGAGAACAGGCCCCATTCGTCAAGTTCAGACGGGTTGCGGTTAATGGGTGCCAGCAGTCCATCGCGGTTGCGTAGTTTGCCGGTGAAGGTAAACGTACCGCCTGCAGGTCCGCTGATGGTTTGAACGTTGCCGGCATTTTCGATGTAGGCAAAATCAGTGAAGCCGTACTGGCGCATTTCAGCAGCAGTTTCAGCAATCGGCTCAAACTTGAATTGCCAGTTGCCGGTGTTGTCGTTTGCGATGAATTTGAGCGAAATGAAGTTGTCTACGTCTGCGCCACGGCGGACAACAAAGATGCGTGGTACGCGAGTCCAGTCATTGCCAGTGCGGCGATACCAGACCCAGAAGAACATGGAGCGCAGCTTGTAACCGTTATCGCTCTCCTTGTAGTTGTCCATGGTGACTTCGCCATAGACCTTTTGCCGCCCTTGTACTCGCTTGAATACGCGAGCTTTTAGCGCAAAATCAACAACACGGCAGGGGGTAATTGTTTCGTAAGTTGCTTCCTCAATTTTCACCAAACATTTGGTGTTAAAGAAGTCGTTCAGCAGCTCCGGGTTGCGAAGAACAGCTTCGTAATATGCCTTTTCGGCTTGCTTTTGGTTGATTTGATTTTGCCAACCGCTAGAGCGGCTATTTGTGGCATCCAGATCAACGTTGCTAGTGCCACCGTAGATTTCTGCCAGCTCTTTGTTGAGGTTGTTTTGCTCACGTAGCAGACGTTTGCGATCTTCACGCAGATTGCGCCCCTTGCGATCAGCAAAGCCATATTGACGAATTGCCTCGTCTAATTTCGCCTGCAGGTTTTTCAGGCGGCGGTTGACGCCACGTATTTCTTCTTTCCATTGCCGGATTTTGTCTCTGTCCCGCCTGTTGCGTTCTTTGTCAAGTTCGTCGTCAATTTTACTTTGTAGTTCACGACGGCGTTCGCGGGCATCTTCTACCTTGTTTGCAAAGTGAATTGTTTCTCCACTGAAATTACTGCCGTCATCTCCAGCAATTTCTTCGATTTCAGCGATTGTCCATTTGCGGTCACGCAGTTCCTCAATCTGATCAATACGGTCGTTGATTTGATTGATTCGATTGGTAATTTCGCCAGCGCGGGCTGATGCAGAGCCAGTAAGAATCGGCGGCGTCTGCGAAATAAGCCTGTTCAGCTCTACGATTTCTGCATTAAGGCGTTTAATTTCATCTGTTGCCTCGCGCTCATTGGCCTTGTAGTTGAGCGTGCCGTAATCTTCCTCTGGGCAAATGCCGGGTTCGATACATTCCAGATCAATGGTGGTCGCATCGTTATCCAACTCCAGATCTTGAATTTGACCCTTAACGCGAAACTTGGCGCTGCCTAGCTTGTAGGTGCTCGCCGCGTCTATGTAGCTCAGCAAAGTACGACGCAACTCGGATGCGGCTTGGCGTACATCGCTGGCACCATTGCTGGCAAGCCCTTTGAAACGCAGGGTAAATACAGTCCCAACAGGAACAACCGGGCGTGAGTTATCTAAAACGTTGTCGGGCCAATATCCACCGCGTCCGTTCAGTTCAATCCCTAGATCTGCCCGCAGGCTGGATGAACCCCTTTCGTCACGATCCAGATAAACAACGTTGATTGGAATTGGCGCCGTAACGCCGCACCGTGTCATCGTGGACGGTGAAAACGCTTGGCTAAAACCTTCTGCTTTTTGCGCTCCAGTTAAGGCAGCACGGTAAACAAACGCTGATGCAGGCTCGTTGACGCTCGTTGGATCTGTGCCAGCGCCGAAACGTTGATCACTAAAACGCAGAATCCCGTTTTGCCGTAAATACAGCCAATACTTTTGCGCGCCAAACTGACGCAGGGTTGCCTGACCAAAGGCTGTGCGGGCTACATCAATGCCGGTGGGATCAATGTTTGACGCGCCAATCACTGCAGCCATCTGCATGAACTGACTGGAGCCAAAGCTGCTGACAGCGGACCACACCATTGAGGTGTTGACGCGAACGCCGCCCGTTGTGTTTTGGTCGGTGTTGCAATAAACCAGATTGACGGGATCGCCGTACT